CAGGAGAATAATTATGTGCGGAAGTCTTATTTCAAGTATCTTTGGTGGCGGTAGATCAGCTCCTCCCCCACCACCCGTACCAGCCCCACCAACAACACCACCACCCCCACTACCAATACAACAGGCTCCTACAGAAATGCCTACTGCTCCTACACCTACCCCTATTTCAGAGGATGAGACTAAGAAGAAGGCAAAGGTAACAGCTAAGAAGGTAGCTAAGAAAGGTACTAAAGGTACTTCACAACTTGCTACAACTAAACCAACAACTGGTGGACTACAAGGTATTAACACACCTCAAGGTGTAAACGTATCTGGTGGCGGTGGTCAAGGTGGTGGAGGCACAACTAAACCATGAAGAAAGCACGGCAAAGATACAACGAGTTATCGTCAGCCCGTGAACAATTCCTAGAATCAGCATACGAGTGTGCGGAACTAACCATTCCCACACTGATTATGCGTAATGAGAATACCAACTATCAATCATTTGTCACACCCTGGCAGAGCGTTGGAGCTAAAGGAGTAGTCACTCTGAGTTCTAAACTAATGCTTGGGCTCTTACCTCCTAGCACGACATTCTTTAAGTTACAACTCGATGACTCTAAGCTTGGTGTAGAAATACCACCAGAGATGAAGAGTGAGCTTGACTTGTCGTTTGCTAAGATAGAACGAATGATAATGGAAAGCATAGCTGCCTCTACAGATAGAGTACAGATCTTTGCTGCCCTTAAACATTTAGTTGTAACAGGTAACGCTCTACTATTTATGGGTAAGGATGGTATGAAAGTCTATCCACTCAATAGGTATTGTGTTGAACGTGACGGTAACGGAGAGGTGATGGAGATTGTCACTAAGGAAAGAGTTAGTAAGAAACTACTAGACCTTCCAGAAATTGACAAGCAACCTAACACACCCAACGATGATGACCAAGGTGACTACAATGGTAGTAAAGATGTAGATGTATATACATGTGTGAAGAGAGACGAGAAAGGATGGTACTGGTATCAAGAAGCTAATGGTATGATGTTACCAGATAGTCAAGGTAAGGCTCCATTGGATAAAACTCCTTGGCTACCACTACGTTTTGTCACCGTTGACGGAGAAGATTATGGTCGTTCTAGAGTAGAAGAGTTCCTTGGGGACTTAAAATCTTTAGAGGCATTGATGCAAGCTCTCGTTGAAGGTAGTGCAGCAGCAGCTAAAGTTGTATTTACTGTGTCACCCTCAGCTACAACCAAACCAGCATCGCTAGCCAACGCAGGTAACGGTGCAATTATACAAGGTAGACCAGATGATATTGGAGTAGTTCAGGTAGGTAAAACTGCTGACTTCCAAACAGCATTTCAACTGGTAAATACCTTAGAGAAGAGATTAGCTGAAGCCTTCCTAGTGCTGTCTGTAAGGCAGTCAGAGAGGACTACAGCGGAAGAGGTTAGAATGACACAGATGGAACTAGAGAGACAGCTTGGAGGACTCTTCAGCTTGCTCACAACAGAGTTCCTTATACCATATCTCAACCGTAAGATGCACACTCTTACTAAATCTAAAAAGATACCTAGTGTCCCTCAAAATTTAGTCAAGCCTACCATAGTTGCAGGTATAAATGCACTAGGTAGAGGACAAGATAGAGAGTCATTAGTACAATTTATAACAACCATAGCACAGACTATGGGGCCAGAAGCTTTAGCTCAGTATCTAAATGCTGATGAAGCTATCAAGCGTCTAGCAGCAGCTCAAGGTATCGACATTCTAAACCTCGTTAAGAGTATGGATGAACGTAATCAGGAGCAACAACAAGCTATGCAAGCACAGCAAATGCAGTCTCTGACTGACCAAGCTGGACAACTTGCTGGTACACCATTAATGGATCCATCTAAGAATCCAGACCTCGCCCCAGCTATGCAACAAGCATTAGGAATGGGGGGTAATCCACAACCACCACAATAACTATGGCAGAAACAATACGCTACGACACCTCTGAAGATCCTGTAGTAGCAAATGAAATAGCAGCTAAAGAAGCCGAGTCTCTAAAGATCGGTGAAGAACTTATGGCAAAGCAAGACAACATGCTTGCTGGTAAATACAAAAGTGCCTTCGAATTAGAGACAGCATACCTTGAACTGCAAAAGAAACTAGGGGAATCCCCCGCAAGTACAGCTGAAGATACAGCAGAACCAGCACAAGAATTTGAGTTCTATGGTGAAGATGGTTCTGTTAATTATGAAACAGCTAACGAAGTATATGGTGAACAGTTAGGTAATACATTTAAAGATAATAACATAGACCCGTTTGAAATGAACAAACATTTTGTTGAGAACAACGGTACTTTGTCTGATGAAATGTATGACAAACTGGGACAAGCTGGTTTAAGTAAAAGTTTAGTTGACTCATACCTTAAAGGTGTACGTGAGGAAGTTGGCTTTGATGCTCCAGCAGCTACACTATCTGATGCAGAAATTGCTGAAGTTAAAGGCATAGCAAATGGAGAAGACGGTTACCAATCACTAATGGACTGGGCTGGTAAGAATCTATCTAAAGAAGATCAAGACAACTACGATCAAGTACTAACTACAGGAAATAAGACAGCTATTAAATTTGCAGTGAAGGCACTTATGGGACAATACGAGGATGCTAATGGACGTGATTCTAAAATCGTAACAGGTAAAGAATCCCCACAAGAAACTTACAGAAGTATGGCAGAGGTCGTACGGGATATGAACAAACCAGAATATACACAAGATCAAGCGTTCAGAGATGACGTGCTTAGAAAATTATCCGCATCAAACTTAAAAGTATAGGAGATTATTATGCCTGGACATTACGGAAAAGGAATGAAAAAGACTGGAGGCACTAAGAAAAAAGGTATGAACAAAGGTATGTCAAAACTACCTGCGTCCGTACGTAAAAAAATCATGAAAAAATAATGGCAAAGAAGTGTCCTTGTAAACATGGCAAGAAAAAAAAGCGTAAGTCTAAGTATAGGTAGAGGCGAGAAGTCCCGCAAGGGTGGTCTCACTGCTAAGGGCAGAGCTAAATATAATCGTGCAACTGGCTCCAACCTCAAGGCTCCACAGCCTGGGGGTGGTGCACGTAAGCGTTCCTTCTGTGCTCGCATGAAAGGTAACAAAGGGCCAATGAGAAAGAACGGTAAGCCAACCCGTAAAGCGTTGGCACTACGCAGATGGAAATGCTAAATGGCTAAACGAGGATTGTATGCAAACATACACGCCAAGAGAAAGCGTATCAAAGCTGGCTCTGGTGAGAAGATGAGAAAAGTTGGGAGCAAGGGAGCTCCTACGGCTGCTAACTTTAAACGTGCAGCAAAAACCGCAAAACCTTATAAAAAGAAAAAATGACACATCACAACCACGAAGGCGACAAATGGCATGTAGCTGAGGAGCTAAACGGTAGACTAGCAATGCTAGGTTTCGTAATAGCTGTAGGTACATACCTAACAACAGGACAAATAATTCCTGGAATTTTATAATTTACAAACGCTACGTCCGTTCATCCCTTTGGGGACGCATGACTCCTAAGCATGGAACGGGGCTTAGGTATATGGAGATGACACATGAAAGTTACTTTCGTATATCGTGGCGTTGCTTACACAAAAATTGTGAAGTAACAAAATCAGAAGGGGAGCACCTCAGAGTCGGACTCCTCTTCCCTTGGTAAAAGCCTCTACGGAGACACCTTTTGCCGTCATGACGGTGGGATAGACCACGAATCAGTTTGAGTCTTAGCTGATACAATTAAGATTCCTATAATTCTAGATCTAGAGACGATACATATAACCTTACAAAATAATGGCACAACAGTCAACAAACAACCCTGCCTCACAAACCTTTCTGGGTAGGATAAACACAGCAACTAATGCTACAAATAACAGAGATTTGTATTTAAAGTTGTTCTCAGGTGAGATGTTTACTGGCTTCCAAAGAGAGACAATCGCACGTGACTTAGTCATGAAGCGTACACTCACAAACGGAAAGAGTTTACAGTTCATCTACACTGGACGCACCAGTGCGGAGTACCACACACCTGGAAATAGCATATTAGGAAACTCTGACAAAACTCCTCCAGTAGCAGAAAAGACAATCACAGTAGATGACCTACTCATCTCTAGTGCATTTGTCTATGAGCTAGATGAAACACTTGCTCACTACGAGCTAAGAGGAGAAATCTCTAAGAAAATCGGTTATGCTCTTGCACAGAAGTATGACAGACTAATCTTCAGAGCTATTGCTAAAGGTGCTAGACAGGCATCTCCAGTATCACTCAGCAACTTTGTTGAGCCAGGTGGTACACAAATTCAAGTTGGAGCTGGTTCTAACGCAGACGATGCTCTTGATTCAGCTAAGTTAGTTACAGCTTTCTATGATGCTGCAGCTGCACTAGATGAAAAAGGAGTTTCTGATGACGGAAGAGTCGCAGTTCTTAACCCTAGACAGTACTATGCACTTATCCAAGAAGCAGGTTCTAACGGATTAATTAACAGAGACGTACAAGGTACAGCTTTACAGAGCGGAAACGGTGTAATTGAAATTGCAGGTATCAAAATCTACAAGTCAATGAACGCTCCATTCTTCTCTAAGTATGGTACTAAGTATGCACCTTCAAGTGGTGCTTCAGCTGCTACTGACCTTGATACAGTAGATCCTGGAAATACAGGTTCATTCGTATCTGAGTCAATCGAAACAGCTACAACAGTTACAGGTAACAACTATGGCCCACGCCAAAACTACGGTGCTGCCTCTAACTTTGCAAACACATGCGGACTAATCTTCCAAAGAGAAGCTGCAGGTGTAGTAGAAACCATTGGCCCACAGGTACAAGTTACATCTGGCGATGTGTCAGTTGTATACCAAGGCGATGTCATCCTAGGAAGACTAGCTATGGGAGCAGATTATGTGAACCCAGCAGCTTGTGTAGAATTGTTCGCTGGAACAACTACAAAGCCAGCAGCTTTCTCATAATAGTAAATTTTATACAGGGGCTTCGTGCCCCTTTTTTTATATGACAACTATATCTTACGGAGTGTCTACCGAACTAGATGCTGTAAACTCAATCCTGATGAGCGTTGGAGAATCCCCAGTTAATACTTTAACAGTGCAAAGCCCCGAAGTGGCTATCGCACAGAAGACTCTAAGGCAAGTCTGCCGTGAGATACAAGCTGAGGGATGGTCATACAACACAGAGAATGAGTATCCTATAGACCTCGATACAAACAATCAATGTATCGTTCCTAATAATATTCTACAAATTGACTTAAATATTTACCAGCATGGTAAGGATTATAATGTAGTCAGACGTAGTGATAATGGTGTTCAAAAAATATATGACAAAAAGAATCATACATTTACATTTGAAAATTGTAGTAAATTATATTTTGACATAGTATGGATGTTTGACTTTGAAGATTTACCTCAAGCATTTAAAGATTATGTTACTGCTAAAGCTACTAGAGTAGCTGGTATCCGTATGGTTAGCAGTGCAGAGGCTGCTAAATTATTAGAAGCAGACGAAGCGTACGCTAGAGCACTTGCTTTAGAATACGATGCCCGCCAAGGTGACCACAATATATTTAATGACTTCCAGTATCAACAAGATGCTAACACAGTCTACCGACCATTTAAAGTATTAAGAAGAATGTAATGGCAGCAGTAAATCAAAGTATCCCAAACTTTCTTGGGGGTGTATCTCAACAACCAGATAAAATAAAATTTCCAGGGCAGTTAAGGGTCTGCGATAATGCTGTCCCAGATGTTACATTTGGTTTAAAAAAACGTCCCGCTGGGGAGTTTGTTAAGACACTTACAAATGCTAATAGCACAGGCTATTGGTATGAAATCATAAGAGATGGTGACGAAAAATATTTATTTCAAATTACACCAGCTAATACTGGGTCTGGACAAAAGCCTATACGAATATGGGATTTGGCTAATGGTAATGAATTATCTTTAACAAATAATAATGGAGACGCTCTGTTCGCCTACCTTTCGGGGGCTACAGAAGAATACGCAATACAAACAATTCAAGACTATACAATAATAGTTAACAAACAAAAAACTGTAGGTACTACAGGTAATACTTTTTCACCTATTCACAGTGGAGATTACTCATATGCTAGGTTGGATACTGTTGCTTACAATACTGAATATATATTATATACTGGTACAGCTCCCACACCCAATACATTTTACAGGGTTACTTCTGTAAAGGTAGATAGAATGAATGGTAATACTGCTGAAGGCCCAACATGGAATGACACAAATGAAAACCAGCAAAAATCTGGTACATTAACTTGGTCATTTTCTGGAGGATCTGCTGTTACTACAACAGGTGCTCAAGTAGGTGGTACAAATATTACAGAAAATATTGAAGGTACTTTACAGGTAAACGGTAACAGTTACATTGCTAATAACGTAGCAAACTTTAATGGAAGTAGTACAGCAAGTGCTGACTTTCTAGGTTATACTCAAGACTACGACATACGTTATACAGCTACGGTTACATTACGAGACGGTGGTTTAATTAAAACTACAAACAAGTCTACAGCTGAAGGTTTATTTATTGATGTTGCGATAGAAGGTATTACTTATCGTGTATCAGTTGAAGCTGTTGAACCAGTGTCAACTTATCAAGATGTGTCTGGTATAGCCTACCACAAGACACCTAAGAACCC